AGGAGGGACTATGTCAAATCCAGTCTTTTGTTCATTTAGTTTCAAAAAAATTAAAGTATCGTGTTTTGCAAAAGTTGTTCCATTTTCTATTACAGTAATATTTCTTAAAGTTGGATTGTACTCGTATACTACAGCATACGGATCTCCGCCGGTAATAGAAAAAGTTTCAAAATCTTCTGCCTTTATTATAAAATTTCCAGAATTAACTGATAAAATTTCTTTAAAGAAATAAGATTTTTTTCTTTTATATCTGTCTACAGTCTCTGTTATGGTATCGTCTATAAACTGTGGAATTTCTGATTTTGAATTAATATTATTAATCGTAGAAATAATCCAATGACCATTAGGATCGTCAAAAATAGATCTTGCTGTATTTTCAATAGAAAACTGATCGTTTATTAATTGTTCTGTTTTTAAATCTTGTTCTAAAGTTATATAATTTGTACGAAATATATCAATCATCTCGTATTCTTTTCCTTGAAACAAGTAATCTATTTTAGGAAAATATGAAAAGTATTTCATGGTTTTTTCGATTAGACGTTGGGGAGGCCGGGTCTATTTCTAACAATGCCTCCGTCGTTATAAACTGCTGATCTTTCTCTAAACATCATAGAAATATTATATTGAAGCGGATGCGTACCAGATGCATGGGAAGTAAACATATTGGGATGACCCAATGTACTGACGCCTAATTCTTCTAATACACACGGAGTCATACGCGGAAAAAATGCCGCATTATGTGTAGTATTGGGTATAACCCCACTACTGGCAAAAATTTTAAATAATCGAGGAGGTGAGAATCCATCGAAACTTTGCGGTAAACTAGAAGTTTGTAAAAAATCGATAAAGTCTTTACAAAAATTACTTTGGTTTACAGATGCACATGTTAGTTTGGCGTTCACATTTAATGTTCTTTTATGTGATCTGTAAAAAACCAAATCAGTTAGGTCTGGACTTTGATACACACTTCCCACTTTGAGTCGATTGTAGGCATTATTCTTTTTGATTGTATTTTTTAACTCTGTATTGAAACTCTCTGCTTCCCCAACTAGTCCACCTAATTCTTGGGCAGGATCAAGGCTTCCAAGGAGGTTTGGGGTTCTTCCTAACATATGATGCATTTTTTCTGATAAATCTTCCAAATACTGATTGGAATGAATCATTGCTGTGCTTTTAGGAAATGGAATTGCAAACATATTATTTCCGGCGGATACAGAAAACCAATTCATATTGACATCGCCGGGTAGTATAGGAAATATTGGCATATTTTTTATTCCATTATATATATTAAGAAATGGCCTATAAAAATAAGTTTATTCCAATCAATAAATCAAAATATATTGGAGATTTTAACTCTATAAACTGTAGATCTTTGTGGGAAAGAAGATTTTGTAAGTATTTAGATAGTTCTCCCAATATAATTCGTTGGGGATTTGAACTTTTACGTATCCCGTATTTTTCTCCGATAGATAATAAACACCATCATTATGTACCAGATTTTATAGTAGAGTATACAGATAAAGAAAACAAAAAACAAATATCACTTATAGAAATCAAACCGTATAGACAGACTGAAAAAAAGAATAAAAAAATTTCACTTAGGGAATCTGTTACTTATTCTGTAAATTTGGCAAAATGGAAATCTGCTGAAAAATATTGTGAAGAATTGGGTTGGATATTTAAAGTCTTGACTGAAAAAGAGTTATTCAAATGAAATTCGACTCCAGTTCCAATTACATTAATTTTAGAAATCAATTCAAAGATTTTCAAAGACAATATGCCTATTCTGTTTCTTTTCAGGGAGGACTATATGCCGATGTAGGATTAAATTCCACACTATTTTATCCTCAAAAAATAAAAATAGACAGTAATTCTATAGAAAACGCAAACACGAGTCAAGGATATGGAAATATTTTGCGATTTATTCCTGCTGGATTTTTTAATCCTAGAAAAATCTCAATGATGTTCGAGATGAGTCGAGAAGAAAGCTCTAGTGTTTTTATTAAATTTCAAAAAATAATTACACTTATTGGAGGTTATGATGTTGACGGTTCTGCCTCAAACGCATCATTTTCGTATATGAAAATTCGACCAATGGTAGTAACAGTAAACATGTATGATGAAAATGCAAACAATCCAAAAAAGATTATTATTAAAGAATGTTGGCCAATCGGTATTGTTAATACAACTTTTAGTTCATTAGGAGAAGACGGATTTATTACTTTTCAAATAAATTTTTTAGCAAATAAATAACATGAAATTATCTAACATATTAACCAATCACTATCCAAAATTTGAAACTAAAATTCCATCAACTGGTATTGTTGTGTATTTTAGACCACTTCTAGTAAAAGAAGAAAAAAAATTATTAACAATTCAAGAATTTGGATCTCTTAAGGAAAAATTAAATTGTATTAAAGAAGTACTCGAGTCGTGTTTTGAAATGTCTTTAAAAGACTTGACACTAACCGATATGCAGTATTTGTTTATTCAATTGAGAATAAAATCAATAGATTCCATTGTTGAACCGAGCATAATATGTCCAGAAACCAAAGAAGAATTTAAAATTCATATTAATTTGGAAGAAATACAAGTGATCGAGTCGAAAAATAAATCAAATAATATTGAATTGGGTCCAGAATTATCAGTTGATATGAAAGAACCCACTGTAGATTTATTATTAAATAATGATAATATTTCTATACTAGAACAGAAAGAATTATATAAAATAGCATTATATTGTATCGAAGCCATAAACACCAAAACAGAGATGATAAAATGTAAAGATTTATCTGTATCTGATCTCGAAGAATTTATCGATAATTTAACAAAGTCTCAATTTGAATTAATAGAAAATTATTTAACCAATATGTCAAAAATTGAAAAACTAGTTTCATATAAAACATCAGATGGTAAAGAAAGATCTATTACTTTGCGAGGATTAGACGATTTTTTCGTCTAAGCCTCAGTCACATGAGGCTAACAAATAATCTAAAACTTCAATTTTTAATGATGCACGAACATCGATGTTCTCTGGATGATATTGAAAATATGATTGTATGGGAAAGAAATATATATTTGGATTTATTAAAAGCTTATGTAGAAGAACAAAATATGAAAAGAAATTTTAGACAATGAAAAATAATTACATATCATTTTTAAATAAATTGATGGTAAATTTATTAAATATGGACAGCATATTAGAAATTAAAAATAATTTTTTAATGGAATACGAACAGCAACAAGAATTAGATATTGAAAACATTCAAAGTGATTTTATAAAAGAAAGTAATACAAGACAAATTAGTCAAAAAACTTTAAGAAAAATTAAAAATTATCCTAAATCTAAAAATATTCCAATAAATTTTGAAAAAGAAGTTCAAGATAACATTAAAAATAATTACTTAAGTAAAATAACTCCACCATTGTCAAAAACTCCAGAATCAGGTGTACGATCATTTACAGACTCTAATGAAACTCCAGAATCAGGTGTACGATCATTTACAGACTCTAATGAAACTCCAGAATCAGGTGTACAATTACCAGAAAATTCTCTTACAGTTTCAGATTTTTTATCAAATAAACCTAAAATTATTTCAATAAAACAAATAGAAAATTATTTAAATAAAAAAGTATCTGGAAAAATTGAAACTATGTCTTCTAATCCCAGGTATTATGTGCCCAGTAATAAAACCAAAAAAGATATAAAAAATGCTCTACTTTTTTCTTCTGTAATCGATCCAAAATCGTCTTATGAAGTTTTTAAAATACAAAAAAAGATTCAACAAATACCTGCGTACAGTGAAGGTGGGCTAATATCTTATGGTCAATCTGGAGAAACTAATTTGGGTTTAGTCGGAGAAATACAACCAGAACAAATCAGTTCAACAACACATGGAATTGAAGTTAATCCAACCATAAACAATAAATCAAATTCTTTAGGTATAATTTCAGACCCTAGTATTGTTATTGCAAGTCAACAGGGCATAAAATCGACGCACAATACCAATCGTTCTAGTATTAAACCAAAACACTTCAATACACAGCAAATAGAAGTTGGAGATGGTGGATTTATTTCTCGAAATCAAAAATTAGATTTAATAGAAGAACTTAAAACAATCTTTGTAGAAATTCCTTCGATTCAACCCGCTGAGTTACCAGGAGAACCAGATATAACTTCTTCAAAAAATGAACCGTTTCCTATAGAATTTTCAAATATTAGAAATATAAATTCTATGATATCCGATTTATTTGCGTCTAGAGCTTTTCGACGTATATAAAACAACCTCCCAGACTACTCGGGAGGTTGGTCTAACAAACTGTAAATATTTATAAATTAATCGTCTGCTAGTTTACTGAAATAGTCTAGTGCATCAGTAGTTTCAGAAACATCTTCTTCTGCTACTGGTTTTTTACTTTTAATTGGAACCGAACGTTTCTCTTGCAATTCTTCTGAGTCAACAGACTCTACTGTAGCAGAATTAGTTGCAGATGCCCGAATATCTCCACCCAGAACCTCATACAGACGATCTTTAAGTTCGTCGTATGTCTTATAATTCTTAGGATCGATAAACTCTTTCAACGAGTGTTCTGACTTCCACAATTGTTCTAGCTTAACATCGTCGCCGCCCAAAAGAGAAGAAGCAGAATCAAATTCAGACTTGTCGTAATTGGTGTAACCTGCCACCTTACGAATCTTTAAACGGAAATTTGCTCCTTTCCAGAAATCGAACGGATTAATTGCCTCTTCGTCCTTGAACTCGGGTTTCATTACTTCTTGAAGTTTTTCAAAAATCTTTGATCCGTAACGAAACAGAAATACTTTTCCTTCATTCTGAGGATTTACCGAATCGGATACAACGTATATATTGCTTACATAGTTGACCTTTCGTTTTCGCTCTCGGGCAATATTCTTGTCACTTTCCACTCCAGAATTCCATAACTGAGTGTTAAGTTCACTTACTGGATCTTTTTGACCCAGACTAGTAAGACAATTTTCAATATACCAACCACCTGGTCCGTTAAACGCATGAGTGTAGTACTTTACCCAGGGTAAATCTTCTCCTGTTATTTCAGGAAGAAATCGAATAATAGCAAATCCGTTCCCAGACTTATCTAATTCTGGACGCCAAAAACGGTCATCCTTATACGACTCTTTCTTGGTCTGATCGTCCATTTTACGGATCAGATCATCTAAATTCGTCACTTTGGACTTTTTCTTTAAATCATTAAAACTCATATGTTTCCTTTCGTTAATCCCGAAGATCTACTTCGGCCTATAGTGATTCACAGGAACTCCCTGTGTTCTCAAGGTATTTAGTATACTCCAAAAATCCGTCTTGTCAAGACGACTAAAACGGTAATTTATTTTTAGATTTAGGAAGAAGATTCAGTCCACGACCTTCTTCTTTTATTTTTTCAATTACTGGTCTGGACAGTAATTTTGCGATAATTTCGTATTCCATACCCAATTTTTCCATAACATGAACAGTTGCGTCGATATAAGAAACATTACTGGAAATTATATAATTTTCTATAAGTTTAGAAATGTGTTCTGAATTTATTTTAGGGTTAGTCATAGGGATATTATACCATAATAAAAATGAATGCAATATGCTTTATATATATTTCAAAGGATTAATATGACCACAGCAGACACAAATAATAATATTACAGTAAATATTTACGATGGAATTGCCACACTGGGCACAGATTACAATACCTCAGGTATAACCTCAAATATACATCTCCCTTTATCGAAAATTGTCTGGGGAAATGAAAATGTTTCTCGTCGTGCCAGTACAGAATTTCCATTTCCTGTCAGTATCAGAGATATCGGAGGATTTTCCGGAGCAAGTGCGGCTTTTTCTGTAACTGTATTGGGATCAGTTACTGCCTCAGTTCCCGGAACTGTAACCGTGACTGGTGGGGTCCGTGGCTTAGATACTTTCACTGTAGGAAATACTTCTACTAATCCACTCTGGATTCGTGGCGTAACAGGATCTACACCGGTAGGAATAACTGTCGGAACACTGTCTGCCACTATACAAGGAATAACTGACGGAATTCCCGTTGGAGTAACTTTCGGTTCAGTTCAAATCGGTAATTCTTCATTCGGCATCCATGGTATTTCAGGCGGAACTGCTGTAAACGTATCTGTCG